AGATAGCCATGTCAAGGTGTTCGTCAAGTACGAGAAGACGGATTTTACTCGTAAGGCGGACCCAGTACCGCGGGTTATTAGCCCACGCGACCCGCGGTACAACATCGAACTCGGTCGGTTTTTACGACCAATCGAGGAGCGGCTCTATTTGGCGATAGGCCGTATGTTTGGGCAGCCAACTGTCATGAAGGGTATGAATGCTGCACGAGTGGGGGAGTGCATGTTTGCCAAGTGGGCCGATTTTAGCGATCCGGTCGCAGTCGGTCTAGATGCTAGTCGTTTTGACCAGCACGTTTCGAGGGATGCTCTAGCCACTGAACATCGCATTTATCTGCAATGTTTCAGGAACCATGGGCATCGTCGCAAGCTTGGTGCACTCCTCCGGCAGCAGTTGCGTAACGTGTGTACGGGGTACACCGCAGACGGCCGTCTTAAGTATAGGACTGATGGGGGCCGTATGTCTGGTGATATGAACACCGGTCTTGGGAATTGTTTGTTGATGTGCCTTATGGTGTTTGCTTACGCTCTGTTTTGCGGAGTGCGAGTTCACTTGGCCAACAACGGGGATGATTGTGTCGTGTTTATGGAACGACGTGATCTCCCTCGGTTCTCAGCTGGACTCGATGCCTGGTTTCTAGGCATGGGGTTCTCGATGGAGGTTGAACCGCCTGCCTTTGATCTCGAGGCTTTGGAGTTTTGCCAGTCCCACCCCGTCTGGGTAGGGCCTGAGGCACACCATTATGTTATGGTGCGCCATCCCCATTACGCCATTGCCAAAGATTCTATGTGCTTACAGCCTTATGGCACCACTTCCCTTTTCCGGGGTTGGTTGCATGCTGTGGGCACTGGGGGTATGGCAGCTACTGGCGGCATTCCGGTTTTCCAGGACTTTTATGCCGCTTATCTCCGCGCCGGCGAGTTTCATGCCTCGGTGGTGGATGGGCAGTCGTGGGGAGTGCGTACGATGTCTCGCGACATGAAACGCGTCTACTCGGACGTCCATCCCAGGACACGTTATAGCTTCTGGCTCGCGTATGGGTATACCCCGCCAGAACAGTTGGCTATAGAGGATTTTTATAGACGTTCCAAGGTGACACTGAATCCCGCGCAGTGGCACCCTCGCAGGCGTATGCCTCGGGACGCCTAGTTTTGGGGTCGTGGTCCTTAAATTGACCAAAACGTTTCCTTCGGGTGTAAATATTTACGTGCTATACAGAATGCCGAACGACTGCACGGCTCAACCCAT